TGCTGATAAGAACAATCCCGGCATGGCTATCCGTGGAAGTGGCGCGATATTCGGATCAGTAGATGGCCTTATAGCCATGACTGCCATAGAAGATATAGATAAGGATGATAATGTTATCACCAATAATGTATTCATTAGGGTGAAGGCAGGCCGGGAGCAGCGACCATTCAGTACGTCGCTCACCATCAAGGATGGCATAGATGGTCGAGCCGAACTCTCAACATGGAGCGTTGGGGCAAGGATATGACACTGAAAGACCTTGAGATAAGGATGGAGTTTATTGAGGACCAGCTTCAAGAAGTCCTAAAAAAACAAAAGGAACAGCAGTTTTTAATGCTGCGAATCGAGGGAGGGATCACTGCTTTGAAGTGGACTGCAGCCGTTGTCGGCTTTCTCTTTGGGTTTGCTGAATGCGTATAGGAGTATAGATGATACTATTTGTTAAGCCAAAGGAGCGAACCCAGCGTATAGGCGGCACTGATATTGCCGCCATACTTGGGGTCAGCGAGTACAAGAGCCGTGATAAATTAAAGGGAGAGAAAAGTGGACGACTCTCTGATGATTTCAAGGGCAACAACTTTACCGAATCGGGCCTCATGTACGAAGACGCAGTTCGCAAATGGTACGAGAAAACCTCCGGCGAACACGTCATGGACCCTGTTGCGGAAGCAGAGAATGACCTACTACCCGGTCATACCTTTGTCCACCCCGAGCACGATTTTTTGGTGGGCTCACCTGATGGGCTGGTGAGATTAAACTCCCGATACAAAGTATCGCCTCATCCTGATGGGCTCGTGGTAAGCGGGATTAAATGGGGATGGGAGGCCAAGGTTACCCATTACTTCGGTAAGAGAAAGTGGGACGGCCTTGAGAAGAAGATGCCCGAAAACTACTGGTTGCAATGCCAGTACTACATGATGCTGACTGGTCTTAAACGATGGGATCTATCAGTTCACCACCTCACCACAGCAGACAGAGAGACTCACGTCATTGAGGCTGACTGCTTTGCTCATGAGGAGATACTTGAGGCTTGTATTGAGTTCTGGAAAGAAGTCGAAGACGAAAGAAAAGAAATCGCCGCAGCTAATGCGTAACCATGTGTTCGAGGAGGCAATGTTAACATTGCTGACTTACACTGAGGAGGTAGATGGGTTGCGAAGTAAGGCCGCAGTAATAAAAGAGTTCGGCATTGCCGCATACTTAATAGCATTAGCTTGTGAAGAGCTTGAAGAAAGTCTGGCCGAAGTCCGGAGTGGTCGCATGCAGAAAAAAAGTGTGCCGTTACGCTTGTGGCCTGATGCGCATCGACACTTTACAAAAAGAATAGACAGAGATTTGATTAATGAGATTTTTTTTAATACAATCTCTGATGATAGAATGGTTCTTCACACAGATGGACCAGAAGGGGAGCAGTGATGGAAAGAAAAATAGTTGAGTTAATAGAGTCGCGGATAGCTGAGCACGAGAATGCGGAGACAGGAGCTGCTGGAGAAGTGGATACTCCAAAGGCTGACTCTTATGCGAGGGTTATAAAGTTTACTTTTGCGGAGGCTAACTGGATGGTTAACCGTATCAAGATGCTTGTCATTAGAAAGAATGATCTTCAAGAGCAGATTGATTACGAGAACGAAGACCGCTACGGAAGGGTGGATTCAGTTTGACTGGTAAGAGATCACGAACAAAGGGCCATTCTTTCGAGAGAAAGATGGCCCAGTTCTTTCAATCTAATGGTTTCGAGCATGCCCGTCGCGGCATTCAATATCGTGATGGTGCGGAATGTGCCGACGTTATGAATGTTGGTGATCTATGGGTTGAATGCAAGGTGGGTAAAAGGCCCAACATTAAAGCAGCGATGGAGCAGGCGAAGGAAGCTTGCGGCTTGCTTCGCCCTGTTGCTATCACCAAATGGGATCACGGCCCAACCTATGTTACCGTAGATCTTGACCTGTTCGGGGATTTAATGAGGATATACAATGAAGTTAACAGTGCGTGAAATAAGCATCATCAAGTCATCAGAAGCTGACTGGGATATGATGACCAAGTTTTTGTATGGCGTTAAGAAAGTTTTCCCTAACAGCGTTCTTATGGGTATCGAGAAAACAGAACCAAGAACCCTTCCTGAAACAAATACAGCCATGATGGTTCAAAGCCCAGAGCTAAACCTATGGGCAGCAATGTCAAAAGGTGGGGCACCGCTCAAAAAAAAACAGAAAGACAAGCAGATGTCATTGAAGTTGAAGTCCGACCGGAGTGGATAAAAAACGCCCACGCCGAAGCCAACAAGTTTAAGGACACACTGAGAAACAGCATTAGACGTGGTGATGGAACAGTGGCTGGCATCTTGGGCGAGTATGCAGCGTGTCAATACCTTGGTGCTGCAACACATAATAATACATACGACTGGGATCTATCTTTTCGTGGTGCAACCATCGACGTTAAGAGCAAGGTTAGAAATAATAAACCACGCATTGATTATGCTGCATCCATACCTGACATTACACGTCGTCAAGACTGCGATTACTACATTTTTACGTCCGTCAAAAGAGATCTGTCGAAAGTGTTTTTAATGGGGTACATACCAACAGATTTATTTTTTAAAGAAGCAGAAATCTTGAAACCCGGAGACAGTGACGGTACAAATACTTTTAGGGCTAGGTGTAAAACATACAACCTTGCATACGATAAATTATTTAAAATGGGAGAGTTAAATGTGGAACCAGATGGGAGTATATGATTATGAAACACACAGCCAGACCACGCCATTACTTCAAGATGGGAATGACAAAGGACGAGGCTCGGAAAGAAGCAGTTCGTCTGTACCAAGAAGGACTCGGTCCTCTTGCGATAGCTGTTCGGTTAAATGTAAGAGCAAAGCTGGTGATGAATGCTCTTCACGGGGCGGGGCTGATTGAGGAATATGAGCCTCAGTGCTGGGCTCTCAGCGATCAGTTTATATGATCTTTCCATGACGGCATCTGGACATGAGGAACGTCAAGAAACTTCCATCTCCCACCCCACTCCAAACCAATGGACTCAGCCAGCTCACCAAGTCGGTCGTAAGCCGCCTTGGCTTCTGGCGTTGTGTAATCCCAAGCATCGGGATACATCTTACCTTTCCATTCACGCTCTTGAACCTTAACCTTGCTGGTGTCCAAGATAAAATCACAAGCAAGGCCGTGATTATGGGGGCTCTCCCCAGCTCCGGCCTTACTTGCTCCACGCTCTTTTAGTTTTTCTTGACGCTCATTGCTTCTCTTCGTCTCGAATACCGTAACGGCTAATCCTTCTTTTTCGATCAGGTAAATCAACCACTGTATCGCCGAGCGAAAGGGAGCCTTGAGGCTGTCTATATTCACGTTTCTCTTCGACATGATAAACCAAAGTTCTAAGCAGATTTTTTTTTAGCGGCTTCAATGCCCTTTTTCTCTGCCTGTAAACCCTTTGCAAGTAACAATGCTTCTTCGATAATCTCTACAACCTTGTCGTCGTTCTTTGTCTTTGTCTTGCTTACAATCTTTTTAACTAGCGGCATTACCGCATTCGCAACACCTAGCACGATGGCTAAGTAAATCAAAAATGTTTCCATTCTAACTCCTTCTTATGTGAACCGTGTCTCTTTGCGTACCCCTTAAAACATCCTTGCGGTGCTTTAGCTCGGTAAAACCAGCATGGACTTCTGCGGGGTGCATCTTCATAGCGTACCCTACTTGGTACGGGTTTATATCTATGCCTCCACTTAGGATAATGCCAAGCTTTAATATCTTGGCTTCAGGGGACATCTCCTCCCCCAGTATGCCCTTTAACTCTTTAAGTGGCAGTATTCCCGACACATTACTCTGCGCTTCTGTGTCTTTTTTTGTTGCTGTTTTTTTCTTGGTCTTTCTTGTTGCCATATTATCTCCCCGTTGGAACTTCTGTTCTGTTTAAGTAGCTCTTAGTGTTCTTTAATATCGCATTATACAGGTATTGTTCCAGCTGTGCCTTATCTTTTAGTAATCTTTCTTGAGCTTCTAGGCGTCTCTTCTCATCTTCGGGGTGATCTTTAAGGGTCTTGTTGTAGCGAGCTTTTATTTCATTAGCCCTTCTGTTGTAGGCGTTTTTCGCATACTCTCTTTGCTTTTGCATTTGCATCAATGGTGTCACCTTCAATGCTATCGCGTTTACAAACACCTCTCCCGGCGTCATGCCGTTCTTATCCGCCCCAGCATAAAAAGCCTGCTCTAGCTGTCGAGCATAGTAGGGCACACTTGTTAAAAAGCCTGAAGCAAGCTGAGGTAATAACTGGTCTTGGTCAAGCTTGCGACCGTACCTGTCGATACCCATTGCCGCTTGCATAAACGGAGCCACATACCCTGTTCCAAGAGGAAATCCTGACATACCCTCTCTTCCCTGCCGCGCAACATATTCTGCTGCAGACCTTGGCCCTACGCCCCCATATCCCAGTACTGCGCTGGGTAGTGCGTATGCTTCTCTCATGATCCCCGCATGCATAGGTATCATATAGCCAAGGTTTATGTACTGGCCACGCCCCATAGGCACGGCCAGTCCAGCAGTGTTAAATGGTGCCAGCTCGTAGCTGCTCATCTGGTCCTCGCTAAGGTTGTTGAAGTATGCTCTCTGCGCTGCGTTTAGCGATGACAACATGATGGGGTTTTGCACTGGCATATCCATCATCATCTCAGTTGCCCTTGTTGCAAACTTGATAAACGGGCTGTTTGGCATGTACTTAGACTGTGTTTCAATGCCTTCGGGCAGGTAACCATAGTCAATATTGATATAAGTGGCGTGTTGCGCTGCTTTACGTCGTGCTTGTGGGTCATTAAGGATTACATCTACAGCTCTCTCTAGTGGTATTCTTTGTCGGTCGCTAAGTATCTTTGCTTGAGTGTAGACATGGCGCTTGAATGATCCCATTCTGCCGCCTTGATCCAGCATCATAGCGCCTTCTCTGCCTTTTACGAGAGCCAGTCCTTGAAGTGCTCCAAGCCCCAGCACAGCCGCACCAGCAGCCGTTGTTGGTGGCAGGAAGCCAGTATAGGCTGCGAGTCCCGCAGTGGCTGCCCCCACTGTAGCCGCCTTAATCGCGGTCTTGGTTTTCTTGAACTTGGTAGGGTCTTCGAGTTGAATAAACAGGTCTTCTGCTTTATTGAAAAACTCTTGTGCTCTTGGTTTATCTTGAACCTTGTTATAGATCTTGCTTCCGATATCGGAAGTTAGCCTCATGATAAGGCTGCGATTGCCAGACTCCAAACCAAAAAGGCGATCAGGATCAAACATAAATCCAGCATCACGATATGCTTCATAAAACTTATCCTTTTTAGACAGACTTCTCATGCCATCCAAGATTGATAACGGTGTTCCCCCGTCAAGCATCTGCATGACAGCAAGCCCGGTTGCAGTGTTAGCAAAATAAGGAATACCCATGACCGTATGCGTTTGCTTGAATATGTTCTGCAGCGAAGCCAGCATCCCAAGGCCGTCCACACTGGCCTCTTGAAACATCCGAAGGTTTCTCTCTAGGGTTTTAGGAACCCAGTAGCCATCAAGCTCACCAAATTCTACAAGTCTAGATTTTCCGCTTCCAGCTTTGGATTTAAGTTGAACATAGTACGGGTCGTACCCTTGCGGTATCTCTGCACGGCTTTTAAATATTCTCTTACCAAGACCCATCTTCTTTATGTTTGAGATCATCTTGGCTCTGTTTGCCATGGCGTATACGTTGGCCGCATACTGTGAGTATATCCGATAAGCATTTTGATCGTCGGCCAATACTTTCCTAAACTCAGCCAGCGTCGGTGGTGGTATCTCCTCCCCGGTGGCATCACTAAGTTCGTCCCTAGTTGGTTTTCGTTTTTGCCGTCTACCCTCTGTCTTCATCTTTAAATGGTTCTGCACGTCAATCAATGATCGGGCCGCACCGCCATCCTTAGTTTTTTCAGGGTCAAAAAACTTTTTAATCTTTCCACCGGGAAAGTATCCAGAGATAAAGTTATTAAGAAGCGTTTCAGGGCCGAGTATTGTTGTACCTTCTTTCCCGTACAGTTCACCCATCATCGCCCCTGCTTCGTCGAGGGTCCGTCTAATGTTTAACAGGTTTCCTACATGCTCTTGTGCCAACTGCAAAAGTGCAGGGTTTTCCCTGTAAGCCTCTGCATCATCAAGAAGCTTTACGGTTACCTTTCTAGGATCTAGTTTTTTGTTTCTTGAGTCGAGTAAAAACTTTAGCGTACTCATTGGTGCGCCATCGTAATAAAACTCCGCCATAGTGGGCGCGTTTTTCGCCAGTCTGGATGCGGCAACAATGTACTCTTTTGGTCTAACAAATCTTTTTCTTCTTTGCACAACCGTTTCTTCTTTTAAGAGTTTTTGCTTTACAGCCTCACCTCTTAGCTTGTCGATCTTCTTGGGATCTTGCTCCCTAAGAGCCAGATCCCAAAGATCTTTAAACTCTGCCAGTTTCGCTGCTCTCTTGTTGTATGTTTCAGGTTTTATCTTTCCTGACTCTAGCAGTTTTTGAAGCCTGACTATCTCTTTTCCTTCAGGTCCAAGCTGTGCAGTAATGTCTGAGATATCTTTAAGGAGGTTATATCTTAGTCCTGCCTGCTCTTGCCCTTCGGTCATTATCTCTTTGTATAAAGCAAACACCTCTGGTGATTCGTTACGAATCTTTGCCAGTTGGTCAAACATTCTAACCTGATCTGCCCTAGTCGCCTCGTCGCCCTTTTTGTATGCCTCAACCCATTCAGGCTCCCATCCTGCAAACTTGTTTCCAAGCCCCGGAACCCAGCCAAGCACACCGCTTTGCTGCTGTTGAAGTGTTCTCTCCCCTAAGGTGCGAACCAGTGGCTGCTCAGACTTTGCTGCCCACCTTGCTGCATCCGTTATCTTTTGAGCAGGTGAAAACCTTGCGTCCTTGTCTCCTAGTGCCTGCTCTCGCATTGCGGCCCTAGCGCCACGCAGTCCGCCTCGTCTGTACTGTGGTTCGGGAAGCGTTCCCTTTTCAAGGGGGGCTGGTCCCTTGGGTGTTCCCTTTGTTGCCTCAACCCCAACCTCTGGAAGTGGTGACCATTCTGCATTTGGTCTTCCTTCTATTGCTCTTTTATCTGCTGCGTATCTTTCTTCAACAATGCGCTTAACAATCTCGGCCTTCTTTGTTTTTGCAGGGACTTTAAAATCAGGGTTTGATTGTTGAAGATCCTTCACCATCTTCCGAAGCTCTTTTACAGTGTAATCTGTAAGGAGTGCTTGGGTAAATGCGCCCTCGTAATATCTATTGCTTTGAACCATCTGGTTTTCTTTTGCAGGTAGATTTTCCGTAGGAACCTTTCCGGTTCTCAGATCTTTGGCTCTCTGTGCCGCTTGATCTACCGTCATTCTCCCATGACTTCTCTGCAAAACTTTTCTTCCCGGCTTCGGCATTTCCTCACCTAGAAGCAGTTTATATGCCGAACTTACTTCTCTCCGGGCCTTTTCACGGCGCTCTAGCCAAGCTGCCTTCTCTGCATCTGTCCACTGCTTAGCTTCTTCAAGCTGCTCAAAAGTCATCTCCCTAACGGCACCCTTGGCGTCTTCAGCTGCGGCCTTTTCTGCCGCCTCTTTTGGGATCACTTGAGTCCCATCTACTGGTTCGGGTGCTTTTTGTTTTTGTGCTGCTCTTTCCCATGGTGGTGTCTGAGTAGCTTGTTCGTATTCAACACTTTCCAGTATTTCATCGGGCAAGTCACGGGCGAACTGGGTTTCCTTTAAGGTTTGCCCATCGTAGTTAACGGCTACTTTTCCTGTAGGTGTATCCACTTGAACCATTCGGCCTTCGCGAATCGCTGCCTCGACTGGTTCTGTCGGTCCGTACTGGGGTGCGTCTTCAGGTCTTTCAACCTTCTCGAAGTCTTGCCAAGTCTTTTCTCTTGGAACCTCAACTTTTTCAAGAGCACCTTTAACTCCTGCAGCAGCTCTTCGCCCCATGTGTCTTGCGCCTGCCTTGGCGGCGTAAGCTCCAATGGGGTCTTCTTGAGCGAACTTAGAATAATCAGTCCCAAGCCTTGCAACCATGGGACCAAGACCTACCACTAACCCCACGGGTATATCGAGCAAAGATGCCCATGCTTGACCATAAGCTTTTAGAGTATCCCCCTTTTGTGCGCTTTTTGCTGCTACGCCTAGATTATCATAGGCTTGTATAAACGGCATGGCTAGACCGTGAGCCAGATTGGTAACCCCATGAGCTGCTTTATCTATGAGGTCGCCTTGGTAAGATCTAACAATGTCTGCTTGATCTGATGGCAGTAACGCTATCTCTTCTTGGGATAAAAGCCGAACCCCGGTTCTTTTGTAATAGTCCTCAGCCCTTTTTGAGTTCCAGCTTCCGTCGGGGTTTTTTGCTAGAGACATTTCTATCTCATTTTTGATAGGCAGTAGAGCACCGGTTAGTATGCTTTTTCCCGCTGCCCTCTCGAACTTATCTGCGCTAGGGTCATCATAAAACTGTTTCCAGTTTTTAGCGATTAAGGGTCCGTTCTTTTTAAGTATGTCCATAGTCTGATCTAGCATTAGCGCAGACAGGGACTCAATCTCATTATCACTCTTTATCTTTGAGCCAAGCTCTCTTTTTATTTCACCAACTTCTTGGCGTTCTGCGCTGCGGCTCACCTTAGGGGTGACCGCTGCGCTTGATATGCTTTCCTGCTCTTTCCACCATTCATCAAAAGGCTTATCGCTAATACCTAAAGATTCATATATGTCGCGAGCTGCTCCCTGATTAGAGTAGGCCATTAAAGTCGAGTCCTCTCTTGTTCGATTTCAGCTAAAAGATTATCCCCCTTGGTTTTCAAGGCTCTCAATGCTTTGGTTTTTACCTTCTCGGCTTTTGCGGCATTCTTGGGGACAGGTCTATTGTAAAGCTCATCATATTCGCTTTGAATGTCTCTGAACCTTTTTTTCCATTCTGATTTTTTAGTTTGATATTTTATCTCATCCGGGCCCGTTTTAAACTTTCTTCCACCGTCAGCAGCACTCTTCTCTATCGCCTTCATGGCGTTATTAAAGTCGCTCACAAAAGTTGACTTAGACTTGCTTGCTGACTCACCAAACTTAGTTACCGCATTGTCTTCCGCTTCTTTTTTCTTTCTCGCTTTTTCTGCTTTATCTTTATCGTCTTTGTTTTTCTTGTCTGTTGCTGCCTGACTTTTTGTCTCCAATGCTCTTGCTCTCTTTACTGCTGCCATGTAAGCAGTTCCGATGCGTGGGTCTTTCTTCATGCGAGCTTGATTTTTAGAATCCTTACCCCATCTAAGCAAGCTGTCTAAAGGCATTCCGTCAAACAACTTGGTTGCTGCACTTTCTTCTTTGGCTGCTCTTTCGTCTTTAAGCTTTGCGGCCCTTTGTCCTGACTCCAGTGCGGCGTTAGCCCCTTTCGACATGGACTTGGATGTTCTAGATCTTACGTCTTGAGATGCTTGCATCTTGGCCGCATACTCTGTACCAGCAAGAGATCTTCTACTTGATCCTGCAACCCTAGCTCTTGCCTCGTCATACGGATCTCTTCCTTGGGTTATGTTTTCAAGCTGTCGTATAGCGTTTTGAATGGTAGGTATAAACCCTTCCCATTCTGCACCACCGACTCCGGCCATCTGGCTTATCACGTCGTCAGTTATCTTCTTTCCTGCTTCCTTTGGACTGTCGCCTCGATCTACCTTTACAGCCCTGTAACCCTCTCTTCTCCATTTGGGGTCAGCATCTGCATACATTTGCTTTTCTTGTGCGGTCATTCCAATGCTTTTAAGATATTCAGCTTCTCGATCTTGATAGCTTTTTGTTTTTTCTTTTTGACCTGCTTCTTTTATCTCTTTCATGGTTTGACCACCAACGGCCATCTTGTCTTTGCCGTCAACCCTTCTCCTTGAGGCCAGTTGTGCATCAAGACGTTTTAAGTCTGCCTCGGTTACTCCTTTTCCACGCATTGGTGTTCCGCCTCTGGCTGACATTTCTGCTTGTGTAGATGCACCCCCTAGTGCTTTTTTCACAGCCCTCATTTTAGCCATAGTCATATTGTCTGGTGCGCTTCGACCGAAGCCATCACCTACACCAGCCCAGTCGGCAGCGCCCGTCAGTGTTCCCGCTCTCCTTGCTGAGTCCTCCTTAGCGGCCTTCCAAGCTTCATACCCTTGAAGCTTCTTAAGAGCCTCGGCATTTCTTTCTTGTGATCTTCGTTTTGCTAGTACATGTGGCGCTTCTAGGTTTTGCCCCTCCATCATCAGTTTATCAAGGGCTTCGTCAGCATCTTGCGCGATTAGGTCATCTGCGGGTCGCATTGTTTGACCTGTAAGGTTTGCAGATGTTTGACCGTATGGTCCATGCAGCTCACCTCTTGGCGGGACAGGTGTCATGCCGTAGGGGCCATGAGGTGTTCCCTTGTCCATTGCTAGAGTTTGACCAGCATAAAACTGAGGGGATGGTGTAATCTTTGTTTCTGTTTGGATTGGCATTGGTGGCGCTGGCGTCTGACCCGAAAGGTCTGGCGGCGGCGGCATCATACTTTGACCGTCGTAGGATACAGGAGTTTGCCCAGCATAGGATGGGGGCGGTGCCTTTGATTGTCCTGCATAAAATTCTGGAGAAGGGGATATAACCGTTGGATCTGCCACCGAAAAACCCCGTCCACGAGGGCCTGTAACGTGGACTTGTGCGGGCTCTGTAAAGTCTACCCGCTCGCCTGTCTCCATAGTTTGTCCGTAAACTGGTGGCTCCCGGCCTGCCTCTGAAGGCTGACCGGGCGCAAAACGAGACTCCATAGAAGAGCCTTGCATTGAATAAGGATTTCTTCCCTTTACCTGATCTGCTAAATAAAAATCTACACGCTCACCAGTTTCAGGTGTGATTGGGTAAGCTGGGGTTTGACCCGGAACATTTGCTGCCATGCTTGGAGCCAAAGAGCTTTCCCGTGTAGAACCTTTTACTTCTGGATAAGGGACTTGGTGAATATAATCCAAAGGCATTGGTCGTGATGCTTCACCTTCTGCATACCACTCGGGGGTATATGGGCCAGTAACAAACTCTGCTCCGGGAGGTGGTGGTGGCGCACTATGGATGTAATCTTGCGGCATGTCTCGTGGCTGCTCTGCTGCATACCATTCGGGGCTATACATTGGTCTCATTTGAATGTTTTCAAAATCAACAATGTCTGGACCAACAGCTAAATCTTCAGCAGATGCCGGTGATTGCGTTGGCTGTGCCTTGATTTTCTCCCACGCTTGCTGCCATGGTAGCGGGGGTTCAACAGAGCTTCCCGTTAGGGCCTCTGGATTTCCTATTACATTTGCCGCCTTAAAGACTATCATTGCTTCGTCTCGACTTGCCCCAGCACGAATCGCGTTTCTTGCGCTAGTCACGGGGTCAACTGTTCCGTCTGGTTTTACGGCAACGAATGCCATTATTTGATCGTTTGTCATTATTAAGTCCTGTTCTTAGTCTTATGCTGGCACATAGAAATAATGTTTATTTCCTTCAGAGTCTTCAATTTCATATCTGTAATGAGGACTTGCTGGGCTTCCAATACTAAAGGTTCGCGGATTATTGGTCCAGAGAATCATTGTCTGGTCGTAATCACTAGGCAAATCGCTTACTGATGGAACCACTATGCCTTCGTCTACGCCTGTATTGTTTCCATTTTCCCACCAGCTGCCGGGAGGGGGATTCCAGCCTATTTCTGCCCAAGCAGTATTTGCTGGCGTAGACCCGATCATAGCATCCTCTTCCTCGACCACTGCACTATCTAGTAGCGCCGCAGCCTCTTCACCAGTCACTCCAAGAGTTGCAAGCATTTCCATGATTTGTTCTGGACTATTGCCTTGCTGTGTTGCGCTTCTTACCCAGTCAATCAGGCCAAGCTGCTCTGCTCTATTCATGGCTTCTAACCTAACACCGGTTCTTGCTGCGTCGATTTGCTGGTCCATAAGGTAATCTTCAGCTCTAAGTGCTGCTTCACCCATTACATCGGACTGCAACCCTAGCATTGCGCCAGACATACCCATCTGACCGCGACCAGCTTGGGAACGGGCTGCCAATAGCGCCCGTCCCGCTTCGTTTCTAGCTCTTTCGGCTGGGTCCATTCCAAGTATCTCCATAAGTTTATCTTCAAGGGCTTGACCAAAATCAGCACCTTCATTTTCGCCAGCGCCCCCATCGTATTGATTGTTCTGATTCTGTCGAGCGTCACCAACCCCAAGGCCCATTAATGGATTTCGATAAGCGTCGCTATCATAGTATCGCTGCTGCCGCTCGGCCTCTTCACCTTGAGATCCAGACCTTCGCTGCTCCTCCATGTAATCCGCATAGGCTTTTTGCTCCTCATCTCGCGACTCGCGACCCTCGTTCGCCCTTTGGGCTTCTCGCATCATATCTCTCATGCGATCAAGCCAACTACGCTCATCATCGTCCTCAGATCTGGGTTGATTTGATGGCGCAGTGCCACCCGAGCCCATTGCCATATTCATATCAAAGCTTGGGGCTGCTTTAATGTTGCCCACATTGGGTGATGTTCCCTGTTTTTGAACTTGAGCTTGAGCACTGTTTACAATGGTTTCCCTTGCAGCCACAGCCGGGGCTTGCTGGTTTCCGGTCGGCATTACCGATGGCACCTGCTCTTTATTGCCCAATGACTTAGAAACAGCTAAGTCCTTGGACTTTTTTGTTACATCATCATCATCTTTAATGCTCGGCCGGGTTTGAGAAATGTTTCTTTTCTTTGTGTATTGTGCGGCGTAAGGTTGATAAACCATTGTACTGTCCTTTATTCTAAGCTGTACCACATGTAGTAGTATATTGTTCCTATTTCATATCCCGCTGGCACAGCATCTAGCTCTGTGTTTACAAGAGTGTGATCTTCAGCTGGAAGCGTTACTGATCCTGCTGGCGGCGAAGTAAGGTCAATAGGCGGGTTAATAGTGTCGCCAAACCTATAGAGTTCAGCATACGCACCCGGCCCAATAGGGTCTCCCAGTGCAGTCTCTTGCGTAAGTTGCGGTACGCCTAATTTAATGATCTCAGTTTGAAATCTTCTCGTTGTGGCGGGTGGTGCCAAAGAGCCCACACCTGCCACAAACCCAGTGTCAACACGTATCAACTTCCAGTCACCATCTACATCTCTTGGGGATGGTATGCTTGAATTCATTTTTGCCCGAAGAGGACTGTTGGCAGGCCCAGCACCGGTAACACCCATCCCCCCAGAAGCCATAATCACTTCACACCTTCGCGTGTTAAGATTAGTTACTGCGTTGTTTCTTTGAATATCCAACTCTGCAGCAATAGCATTAAACTTATCAGCGTCTGCCGAATCTGTCCCGTTGAACAACTCCGGTGTTTCAAACTCCGGATTTGTTCCCCGGTCCTGCCTAAGCCAAATGTTTAGGGTTGCGCTTTTACCACTAGCGGATAAAGCAGAATCCCCTTCAATGGATATCAAGTGAACTCCTAGCGGTGCAGAGTCACCAACTCTTAGTGCTCTTTGATTAATGTCCTCTGCTAAATCAAAATTTTCATCACCCTTTGCTTCTAGCCATCGCCAGCTACTGGTTGGCCCTCCCGCTGGAAGCTCTATGTTGGTAAGCGTAGGTGTAGGAGTGGCGTTCGCCACAGTTAAAACTTGCGGCACCTCATCTGGACCAACCCATCTTGCATATATGCTTTCTCCGTCAGTATATCCAGAAGCAATCAACTCGCCGCCAACTATTTCCATAGGGCTTCCGGGGTAAAATATAAATCTATGCTTGTAAGTAGAGGCCGTAAGATCTAAATCTGTTAAGTTATAGGTTATAAGGCTATATGTATACCTCATCTTTAAGGCATCACGGATATAGTCCACACCC